CGACCTTCACTTTCTAGCCATCTGGCATAACGGCTTTTGTGAATAAAACTTTGGTATTGGTCCATTAGCCCATTCTCTCCTGTATATCAGACAAATTGTCTGCTCCGATTGCGTCATCGCAATATGTTATTAAATCCATCAATTCGTAGTTTTTTAGTAAAACTTCTGCATTCTGGTTTAGTTCTTGAATATATTTATAACTACCATCTATAGGTATGTTATCGTATATATTCATTGCATCGCCGTAATCTCGTATAAGCTGTTCTGCTCGCTTCGGGCCTATGCCGTTAATTCCTGGGACGTTATCTCCTTTATCGCCTGTAAGACATTTGAAAGAAATATATTCTTCAGGTGATACGTTGTAGTGTTCGCTCCAGTTGTTTATTGTTACTTCTTTTCGAGTAACGTAAGAAAATCTACTTACTCCCTCTTGTATCAATAGATCCCAATCTCGGTCACTTGATACTAGCCATATCTCATCTAAACCATACTGCTTCTTTTGCTTTACAAGGTGGGCAGCAAGATCATCTGCCTCTACACCCTTAAAACGAAGAACAGCAAACTCTTCTGATAATAGCTCTAAAGTCTCTTCATACTCTTCAAAGAAGTCAATAAATGCTTGCTTCTCTGCTTCTGTTTGTTCAGCATACTTATCTTTTCGATTTTGTTTGTACTCTGGTAATATCTCTTTTCTATAGCTTGAAGATCCCCAATCTGCTGTAATAATTACATTGCCACAGTTGTAAGAATTTGCTAGAGATTTTACTGTTTCTACATACTGCTCACGAAAATCTGTTCTGCCCTGATGTTTCCAGCGAAAAGCTAAGTTTAGTGCGTCTACGATTAGAGTTGTGCCTTCGGCACCTCCAATGCGTTCATTAAAATTAAAAGCCACTTATAAACTCCACTTTCTCACTTGCTAACCAATCCTCTGCTAGTATAATGTAACAATTCAAGAACCGAATATACAGATACTCATCTGTGTTTTCTGGTTTCATTTCTGTTACTACAAATACCTTCGATCGATCATATTTAAAAAATAGCATAGGCTTTTGATCGCCTCCTGCCGCTTGTATTACAATTTTCTTCCACCAACGAATAAGATTATTTGTCTTTGGTTGTGTGAATATTTTATCCGTAAGTGGTGAATCTCTGTAATTTTTTACCTCTATACAATAAAAGTTTCTCTGATTGGGGACATATAAGTCCCCTTTCAGATATTCGAGAGCACCAGAGGCAGGTACTCTTTCGAATTTCAATCCGGTAGCTTCTCGAAGCATATCACGTACTAGATACTCTCCCCTTGCTCCCTTTGCTCTTGAGTCTACCATATTCTTCCTCGCTTATGCCGCATCCACTACATCGGCTATTTTTTACGACACTTATAACGAGATATCCGCATTCGTGCCTCCAATATTCGTCCGCAAGCTTGGCTCCTTCAACTACATTCCACCATTGCCTACGTCTACCAGCACTCATGCTAGAACGACCGAGAGATTGTGCCAACAAAAGAGTCCTCCTCATCTGTTGTAATATACGATACTCCCCAATCAAAACCTTGCCAAGATAAGCCATAACCAGCTTCTATGTAGTCGCCGTCAAACTCTTTGCCAAAAATTCCATAAGTGCTATAAAAACCATTCCATTCGGCAGTTACGGATGTAAAATCATAATCCATACCACCTTCTCCATCCCACGTTCCTATACTATGTCCTATAGATAAAAACTTATAACCAATACCTAAGTTTACTTCTTCATAAGTCTCATCAAAGTCCCCAGTATAGTAATAACCTGTCATACCTGCTGAAACCGCTAAATCTTCGATTTCCCAAGTATAAGAGCCATATACATCTACTTCTGCTCCGTCTCCTACGTCAGCGGTCCAAATACCTGCATTCAAACCTCCAACATCTAAATCTACTCCTGCGCTAAACGATTCTTTACTTTGAAAGATACCACGATAATGATACTCTGTGGCGTATCCTGCGTTCATTGATACTTCTGCCGATGCTATAGATGCTCCTAGCAAACATAGCGGTACTAATAACTTTTGCATTTAATTCTCCAATATGCTGATGTTTCCATCCTTAACGACTTCGATTTTCTCGAGTAAAGGATGCGACCAGCCATGTGAGACTATGTAGGTATTCATATCTTCTCGCAATAGAACCTCCACCAGTTTCTCCCTTCCTTGATCATCGAGGACGTTGGTTACTTCGTCTAAAAACAGTATATTGATTTTAGACTTTGAAATACTACTCATTAGCTTACGAATTGCTATGAGAGTAGCGGTGTTTACTCTTGCCAATTCTCCAGAAGAAAGGGCTAGAATATCTACTACGTTACCATTATCGGTAATTTCTACATTGAGTTTATCGTTTGAAACAACAAATTCAAGAGTAAAGCGACCATCAGACAATTCGGCCAAGTACTCATTTGCCATCTCTTCCAGTTCTCCAACTAGATTTTCTATCTTGTATGCAAGTAAACCGTTTGTGCTAAAAGACTTCTTGAGTATATCAAGCTCTGACTCTAGCTTTTGGTTTCCTGCTAACTTACCATCATATTCTTCTTGTTGTTCGACAAATTCGGCTGTTTGCTCTTGAATAACTTGAATACGAGTATTTATCTTTGTTCGTCTTTCATTTTCTGCCGCGTTCTCTGCGAGTTGTCTTTTTGCCTTTTGTAGTTTACTTTGAAGATTCTGTAGCTCATCTTCAAGCTCGTACTTATCCAATATATTTCTTGGTAAACTTTGGTCGAAAGATCGTAACAAATCTTCCCAATCTTTCTGCGCTTTGACGTTTCGTTCAAACTCTGCATTGTTCTCTTTAATCTGTATAATTCGAGGTTTAATCTCACTTACTCTCTCCAATGCTTCTTCATGCTTTCTGCGTTCCACATCAATCATTGCCTTCTCTGCCGAAACATCGATAGGTTGCTTACAAGTGGGACAAATTTCTTTTAATTCTTCTAACTTTTTCAGAGTCCGTTGAGCACCCGTAGCGACTGCTTGTACTGATCCTAACTCTGATTGTAACTCATCATAAGACTCATAGTCTCTTATAACTGAGTTCTGTATCTCTGCAATATTGATTTGATCGAGCAGTGACTTGTATTGATTATTTGTAGTAATTTTTTTATTTTTTTCGGAGATATTTTCAATCTCTGCCATTAAAGAACTTAAAGCCTTCTCATCATCAGATGTATCAATTTCTAAATCCAACATGGGCAGTATGGTTATATCACTCAATTTATTTGTTTCTAACCATTTTTCTACTGTTGCTAACTTCCCTGCTATCGTAGCAGACGTATTCGATACCTCTCTCGAAGCACTTTTAAATACATCAAATAATTCAACGTACTTTTCGAGGTGTAACAAGTCTATGAGAAACTTCTTACGGTTTGCATCTGTAGCGGTTAAAAACTGCAAACTCGCATTTGTATTTTGATATACTAACTGCGAGAATGTTTTAAAGTCAACTCCGAGAACTTCTTGAATATTCTTATATGTATTTGTAGCCGTGTGGCTAGAGATATCAATACTATTCTTTTCGAGCTTTACTTTTATACTTGTCTTTCTGTTGACAGTAATTTCATACCTATCTTCATCTTTCGTAAAAGAGAGGTAGATGTTATAACCATCATTCACATAACGATTGGGAATGTCTGCTTTTTTGATACCTTTTGAGTTTTTATTGTACAATGCCTCTTCAATGATTAATGGAATGGAGGACTTCCCCATCCCATTAGTACCAAGGATCTGTGTAACAGTATTGTCGTTTAATTGTAACTCATTACCAGCACCATAACTAAAGCAGTTATCCCATTTCAACGTTTGTAGTGTAATCATTGTATGTTCCTATGATGTCTGGTATTTTATCAGGGTTTATTTCGAGTATATAAGTTAGATACTCTATTAACTCTTCTTGTATCGTCATCTCTTTATCCATGATAAGAGATGCTTCTGACTTTCGTTTTACTACTTTCTTGTCAAGAAGTTCTGAGTTCTTCACTCCTGCCAAGTCTTGTATATCCCCTTCTACTTCGTAGATCGTATGATCAAACTCTGTTGGAAGCATCTCTTCACTACTTGTTACCGTCTTTCGAAGTAACTGTGGTAAACGAAACTCTTCCCACATCCAGCTCCAGTCATTCTCATTAATCAGTATGTACCCTGTCTTTACTAGATTTCTATGGAATGAAGTAGTCATTGGACTACCTGGGTATACAATATTTCTTTGTGTATTGCTATGAGAGTGCAAGTCTCCTGCGAATACAATAGGGAAGTCTTCGAACATATCTAAGTTGACTTCCGGTTTTACGTGTGGTGGTATCTCTCCTCTGACGTGCGTAAACAAAGGCTGTGACGTATTAAAATGTTCAATTGCACCTTTTCGATGCAGATCTGCATAAGGTAATATACCATATCCAAGATCATGATCAACGTATGATATATCTACTACATTGATGAGAGGGTTAATATCCCGTGAAACCTGTTTAAGCTGAGTAAAGAAAGTTTTATTTTTCTTTGTGGCTTCGTGGTTTCCATCATATATAATAGTAGGAATCTTTACTCCTCGAATAAACGAGAAGTAAAGCTCCAACTCTTCCATGTTCGGTAGACGATCAAAGAGATCCCCACCGATGATGTGCATATCACACTCTTTCTCTAGTTCATAAACTTGCTCAAAGAACATTTTATAACGGTTTGTAGCCCACTTTACTGGTACATTTTTCTGTCCCAGCTTTATGTGCCAGTCTGCCGTGAAGAGAATCATCCTACATTGAACTCCGCATCTAAGGCTTCGTCATCAGTTTCGTCACCGTGGTTACGAACTCTGTCAAGCAACTCTTTCTGAGCATCTGGAGTAGGACGAGACATAACATCATCCATAGACTTCAAGTCAGAAATAACTTCTAACTCACTCTCTTCCAAAGCTCTAGGCTTGCATTTCAGTGCTTGTAGCTGATATTCTACATTGTAAGGAAGTGGCCCAGTCTTTACTCGCTTGAAACAAATGTCCCAGCCAGTATCAACATCAGTAGGATCACCGAGATCTTCTGCGGCAGTAATAATTTGCTCCCACAACTTCTTCTTTAGGTTTACTACTTTGAGTTCACCGTTATCAATGCACTGAGTAGCATAGCTCCAGCCACATTTTAGGTCAGGATAGTACTCTCGTACCCAATCCTTTTCTTGATTATTAAATCTCTCAGAATTTCTATCAAAAGATAGACACTCCATAGGGATATTTTTGCCATTCTCACCTTGAATCCAGTAGACATAGCGAGCTAAGATGTCGCCAACGATACGCATTTTGTTATCGCCGTCTTTGTATTGAAAGGTATTGATGGATGATTTTTGGGCTCCGCCCGTTTGCTTATTAAATGATAGTGCCATTAGTGTATAGTCTCCAGTGTGACTTCTTCATATATAAATGTAATTTCTTGGTCATCTACAATGAGTAGCCTGTTATCGTTAATTTGTTCTAGAGGCACTGGACAATGCAGTGAATCTAGTGTGGTTTTATAAGAAGCTATGTAATCTGCGTAGCTTCGCAAAGATGCGAGAGCGTAGTAGATACAAAGTTCTTTAGATGTGTACTTATAGGAATGGTACAGGAGCAAGTCTCCGTGAAGAAGAAAGCTGGAACCTGTAAAATTTTTATTAGAGTATTTATATATACGATCATACTTGTTTTGTGGAATCTGTTCATTTACTAACATTTCCATGATCAAGTTGCAGGTAGCAATATTGCCCTCTGCCGTATCATAAACCTTTTTCCAATCAAATAAGAGCATATATTATACTTTGTTTTTACCAAGTTGTCAAGAATTATTTTTCTAAAGGTACTTCATGTTCCAGCCCTGCTTCATATAGAACCCGACACGATTCGAGGCTTGTTTTCGAGCCGTATTTCCTTTCAGGTGTATATCAATTATAACAGGATCAATCTTACCTTCCTTTTTACGAATCACTCGCCCTACAAGCTGCGTGAGCAAGGGCTCGTTATTTACAGGCGTACCAAGTATCAAACAACTAAGTGTATCTACTGATATGCCTTCAGAGAAGTTTGCTTGCGTTCCATAGAGTATATTTGAATTCCCGTACAGAATC